CTTTGAAAGGATTAAAAAGAATCCTGGTTATGAAATTGATCTCACTGTATATTCAGTGGAGAACAAAAGAAAGATTGAAACTAGTGATGAATACATGTATGAGATCACACACCTAGATAATGAAGAATCCATCAATCGTTGAACTATGGCAGATTTGCACAAAAACTACTGGAACACTGCACCTAGTGATGGTGAGTTGTTACGTGAGATTGCTAATGATAAGTTAACGCCAAAGAATAAGGCAAAAAAGAATACTGATGGTTTATTTGAAGCTGAAGAAACTGAATCTCAAATATTAACTGAGGATTAGACTACTAAATAAGGTAGAATTCTTGTATCAATGTGCCTGTTCAAAGGGTCAGTAAACCATTTAAGGACATAAGTGCTACCTTTCAAATTAATCCTGTTAATCAGGATTTGATTGGTCTTACTAATCAAAATGCTATAGCACGTTCTGTTCGTAATTTGATTTTTACTGATCCTGGCGAAAGACCCTTTAATCCAGTATTGGGTTCTGACGTTGGTAGATTGTTATTTGATAACCTAGATTCAATTACAGCATCCAATATTCGTTCACAAATTCGTGACACTATTGAGAACTTTGAACCTAGAGTCAAACTGAATGAAGTTATAGTAAAAGCAAATCCAGATGGTTATGCTTTTGATGTAAAGATTCAATATTATATTATTGGTATTGATGCACAAGCACAAGAACTCTCATTCGCATTAGAACCCACTAGGTAAATGCCTTTAGTTAATTTCAGCAACTTAGATTTTGATCAAATAAAGACGTCCATTAAGGACTATCTTCGTGCGAATTCAAACTTCACTGATTATGATTATGAAGGATCTAATCTATCCACTATTATAGACATCCTTGCCTATAATACCTATATCACCTCATACAATGCCAATATGGTAACCAATGAGGTGTTTATTGATGGAGCAACTCTTAGGGAGAATGTTGTTTCATTAGCAAGGAATATAGGTTATGTTCCTAGATCAAGGAATGCAGCAAAGGCACAAGTTTCTTTTGCAGTTAATACATCAGGGACCACTGCTGTTTCTGTAACTCTAAAGAAAGGAATAGCATTAGTTTCCTCTAATGTGTTTGCTAATGTGAATTATGTCTTCTCCATCCCCAATGACATTACTGTTCCAGTGAATAGTAATGGTCTGGCATTGTTTAATAGTATTGATGTCTATGAGGGAACACATGTCACTCAATCATTCAATGTAAGTTCCAGAACACCTAATAAAAAATATATTCTTACTAACAGTGGCATTGACACTGATTTGATTACAGTTTCAGTTCGTGAAGCACCTGGATCAACTGTAACTCGTACATTCAAACAGTTCAATAGTTTATATGATGTCACTTCATCATCACCAGTTTATTTCATTCAAGAAATAGAGAATGAAAGATATGAACTCTTATTTGGTGATGGTACATTTGGTATTCAATTAGAAGAACCAAATATTGTAGAAGTTGGTTATATTACATCTAGTGGTGAAACAGGAAATAATATTTCACAGTTCACCTTTGCAGGTCAGTTAGTAGATAATAATAACACACCTATCACTACTGGCATTTCACTGATCACAACAGATCAAACTTCATTTGGTGGTGCTGCTATTGAGAGTGTAGAGTCTGTAAAGAAAAATGCTCCTCAAATCTATGCATCCCAAAACCGTGCTGTAACAGCAGCAGACTATGAATCATTGATTCCTAGAATCTATCCAGAAGCAGAATCTGTATCTGCCTTTGGGGGAGAAGAACTGACACCTCCTCAATATGGTAAGGTTTTCATCAGTGTCAAACCAGAAAATGGTGTTTATCTTTCTAATAGCATTAAGGAGGATATCTCCAGTCAATTAAGAAAGTACTCAGTTGCAGGTATTGTAAGTGAGTTGGTAGATCTTAAGTATCTATATGTTGAGACTGATTCTTATGTTTACTATAATGAAAACAAAGCACCTTCACCAAGTGTTGTAAGTTCCCTGGTCACCAATAATATCAATTCATATGCCAACTCAACAGAGTTGAATAAGTTTGGTGCTAGATTTAAGTATAGTAAGTATCAAAAGATTATTGATGATAGTCATGCTTCTATCACTTCTAACATTACAACAGTTCAAATGAGAAGAGATCTGGAAGCAGTTCTGGACTCCTTTGCTGAGTATGAGTTGTGCTTTGGCAATAGATTCTATATCAAGAATCATGGTCATAGTCCTATCTCAAATGGAACTGTTGTAGGATACAACATTAAGTCATCAGCATTCAAAGTTAGTGGTATTGCTGATACTGTTTATCTTGGAGATACTCCAAATCCAGGTCTCAAAACTGGTAAGGTTTTCTTATTTAAACTGAACTCTCCAACTGAACCAGTCATTGTAAAGCAAAACATTGGTACTATTGATTATGTGAAGGGTGAAATCAAATTGAACCCAATTAAGATCATTTCTACTAGCGTAAATAGAGGGACACCTCTTATTGAAGTTTCTGCTGTTCCATATTCTAATGATGTCATAGGACTGCAAGATTTATATCTCCAACTTGATACAAACAACGTTGTAGTCAATACAGTATCAGATCAGATAGCATCTGGTGATGATGTTTCAGGCAGCAACTACATTGTAACATCCAGTTACTCCAATGGAAGTATTGTTAGAGGAACACCAGTTCTGACAACAACTCAAACAACCAATCAGTCATCTTAATAAAAAATGGCAGTAGATAGAGTTAAGTTTCAAGATATCGTAGCGAGTCAAGTCCCCCAGTATGTAAAGGATGACTTTCCGCTTCTTGTTGACTTTCTTCAAGAGTATTATGTTTCCCAGGAATATCAGGGTGGCACATACGACCTGATTCAAAATCTGGATCAATACGTAAAGGTTGATGAATTGTTCAACCTTAAGAATTCTACTGTCTTAGAAGGAAATATTCAATATACTGAAACCTCAATTGCTACTTCAGCCGATGGCAATTTTACTGATGGTTTCCCTGATAATAATGGTTTGATTCAAATTGATAATGAAATCATTACATATGAGTACAAGACAGAAACCTCTTTTGAGGGGTGCGTAAGGGGTTTCAGTGGCATTACAACCTATGTTGGGACCAATACCCCTGACCAACTTGTATTTGAACAATCAGAGGTAGCAAGTCACACTGATGGTGCGACAATCTATAATTTGAATGTAAGATTCTTACAGGAATTCTTCAAAAGAATCAAGAATCAATTTGTTCCTGGATTTTCAGAAAGAACTCTTTATTCTGGACTTGATCAAAGAAACTTCATCTTTAACGCCAATAGTTTCTATAACTCAAAAGGAACAGATCAATCATTTGAAATTCTTTTTAGAGCACTCTATGGAAGTGATGTAGAGGTTATCAAACCCAGTCAGTTTCTCATCAAACCATCTGATGCTGACTATAGAATCACACAAGATTTTGTAGTTGAATCTTATTTGGGCAATCCTCTTGACTTAAAAAATCTTACAATCTATCAGAACAAGACAGGAGCAAGAGGCACTGTCACTAATGTTGAAAAGATTAATTATTCTGGTGGAGATTTTTATCAAATTGCTATTGACTATGGATATCAAAGGGATATCAATGTTGATGGGACAATTTATGGAAAGTTTGAACCAAACCCAAAAACAAAACTCCTGAATAATGTTGCTATTGGAAGAACTGTTTTAGATGTTGATTCATCTATCAGTTTTCCAGCATCTGGAAAAATTTCTGTATTAGATGTAGATGGAAATGAAAATATCCTCACATATACAGATAAGACTTTGACTCAATTGTTGGGTGTTACTACAACAACTTCTGCTTTTGTTTCTGGCGCTGATGTATCATACAATGATTACTCATATGCTACTTCACCTACTGGTGAGATTCAAGTAAAAATTGTATCAACTCTCACTGATCTAAAATTAAACAGCAATACATATTTCTTCAGAAAGAATGACACAATTAATGTCAAATCTATAGGTTTAGAGTCTGAGCAAAAGAAATCAGATATTTGGTCATACAATGTAAAAACCAAGTGGAATGTTAAGTCATTCACAGAACTTGATCAAACTCAAAAAACATACACTATTGAAACTTATGATAATGTATTCCTCAAACCTGGTTATAGATTAACCTTAAAAAGCAGCAGTGGTCTGGTTAGAACTGTTATTGTTTCTACTATTCTCTCCAAAACACAGTTCAAAGCAACATTATCAGATATAATTCTTCCTTCACAGTATTCACTTAAGTGGACTGTTGAAAACCAAATCCTGAAGGGTTCTTCAACAAAGTATCCTGAAATTAATAATTACTATGCTAATGTTCTGAACACATATGAAAAATTTGATGGCAAGTTTCTTGTAGCATCTAACTCTATTCCCAACTTTAATTCAGTTTCAACTAATCCATATAATAATACTGTTACATTCTCAGGTTCAGCAAGTGGAAGCAATTTAGTTATTACTCCAACTACTGATCACGGTTTTTATAGTGGAGATGCTGTTTACTATAAACCATTAGTAGAAACCACAACTACTACATCTCCTAATGGTGTCACAATCACAACTGAATCAGAAAGTAAGTTCAGTAATGTGGATGCTGGAGTATATTATGTTGATAGAGTTAGTTCCACAACCATTAAACTTGCTAGAAGCAAGGCAGATCTTTACAACAAAAGATTCATTGAACCAGTTGGTGTAGTAACAAGCAGTGTATTCTGTTATTATGATTTTTATCAGAAGGATCTTTCTGCTCAAAAATTATACAGAGAGATTGTTACACCTTCAACAAAGGTTGGTGATTATAAGACTGAAGCAGGTTATAGTGGAATCTTAATCAATGGTGTTGAACTTCTCAACTATAAGTCTCTTGATAACATTTACTATGGTGGAATCAAATCCATTGATCTAGGAAACAGAGGAAGTGGATATGATGTTATCAATCCACCACTGATCAATATAAGTGATATCACAGGTGTAGGTGCTACTGGTACTTGTGCTGTAGAGGGTTCTTTAAAAGAAATTAGAGTTATTGATTCTGGTTTTGACTATGTTGACAATCCAGTTGTCATTATCAGTGGTGGTCAGGGTCAGAATGCGTCAGCAAAAGTAAATCTAACTTCAGTAGATCACAATGTTCAGTTTAATTCAGATGCTGGACCTCAGAGTGGTGTAAGTCTTGCTAATGATACTATTGGATTTACCACTTATCACAAGTTCAGAAGTAATGAGAGAGTGGTATATGTCACCAATGGTGTAAGAGGTATTGCTGGTCTGACAACAAATGCTGATTATTATGTTAATGTTGTTGATTCTTTAACAGTCACTCTTCACAATAACTTTGATGATGCAAACTCAGGTATTAACACTGTAAATCTTACTGGATATGGTGTTGGTAGACAAGAGATTAAATCATATGATAGAAAGAGTATTGTTTCTAGTATCACTGTTGACAATGCTGGTTCTGGATACAAAAACAAACAAAGAAAGATAGTTGGTATTAATACAGCTCTCAACCAGTTCACAATCAATAATCATGGTTATGGAGAGGGTGAAATTATTCAGTATACACCAGGTTCATCTTCTATTCTTGGACTGGGATCTACTGCTGAATACTATGTTGTTAAGGTTGATGATAATACCTTCTCATTGAGTGAAGTTGGAGCAGGTCAAACAGAAAGTAACTACTTCTACAACAATGGCATACTTGTTAATGTTCAATCAACTGGTAATGGAAGTTTTAATTACAAACCCATTACAGTTACTGTAAATGGAACAATTGGTGTCAATACTCTAACTAATCAAGATTTTAGCTGTAAGATTCAACCAATCTTTAGAGGTTCTATTGATTCTGTTGACATTACTAATGAAGGTGTTGGATATGGTGCGTCTGAAATTCTTAACTTCAACAGACAACCTGTTATCACCTTCTCCAGTGGTTCAAGTGCTCAACTCACTCCAGTCATTTCTAATGGAAGAATAGTTGAAGTTCTAATCAATGATGGTGGAAGTGGTTATAATTCTCCTCCAAACCTTTCTGTTACAGGAATTGGATCTTTTGCTAGACTGACACCTATTGTCAGTAATGGAGTAATCACTGATGTAAAAGTTATCAGTGGTGGAGCTGGATATTCTAATGGAACTAGTATTTCAGTAAACCCTGCTGGAACTGAAGCATCAGCAAGAGCAAACCTAAATCAGTGGACTATTAACTTATTTGCCAGGAACTTTACCAATATTACAAGTGATGATGGATTCGTTGACACATCCATTGATAATGAGACATTAGAGTACTCTAACATCTATCCATCTAGATTGCTGAGAGAGAATACTTATGCTGTAAATTCTAAAGGTGAAACAATCTATACTGAGTCAGATCTTCTGAAAATAAATGACATTGAAGTTGAGTCTACTCAGCACTCCCCAATACTTGGTTGGTCTTATGATGGTCATCCCATTTATGGTCCATATGGATATAGCTCTACATCTGGTGGATCAATTAAGAGAATGGTTAGTGGATATCAATTATCATCCAATTTAACCAATAGACCACCTGTTTCAAAATACTCTCAAGGATTCTTTGTAGAGGATTATGTATTCAATGAGTCAGGTGATCTTGATCAGCACAATGGAAGATACTGTGTAACACCAGATTATCCAGAAGGTGTTTATGCTTATTTCACTACTATTGAAGAGTCTACAGATACTTCAGGTCCTTTCAATAACTATAGAAGACCAGTATTCCCATATGCAGTTGGAAACTCATTCCGTTCACAACCACATCAATTTAACTTCAGCAGTTCATCAAATCACGTAGATTATGATATTGAGTCACATAGATGGTTTAGAAACACTGCTCCATATCACGTCACTGATACTCAAAGTGGTTATGACTATATCTTTGACTCAAATACATTTAAGAAACAAACTATTGACGTTACTTCTGCATCCTCTGGAAGCATTCAGGGAGTAGGTATCTTAACAGGTGGTAGAAATTATAAAGTAAATGATCAACTTCAGTTCAACAATTCCGATACTGATGGCAAGAATGCAGCAGGAAGGGTTCAAAGAGTATCTGGCAAAGTTGTAAGTAGTGTTAGTGTTGCCTCCACTCAAGTTTATGATGTGGAATTTATTCCATATGCTAGCAAAGGTCAATTTGTAGGATATAGTTCAACTCCCCACAATCTCCTTGATAATGATATAGTCAATGTCTCTGGTTTATCAAAATATTTTGATGGATTGGATGGAAATTATAATGTAGGAGTAAATACTGGTTCCTTTGTTTTACTGACAGGAATTGGAACCACTGGAGCAACTGGTCTCACCACATATATTAATGTTGGTGGTGCTCTTCAGTATCCTTTTGTTAGAACTGATGATATCCTTGAAGTTGGTGGAGAAAAAGTAAAAGTTCTCAATATTGATAAACCCAACCAGAGACTTCGTGTTTTGAGGGCACAGTCTGGAACTTCAGGCACATCTCATCTTGGTCTTACTCCAATCTTCAAAGATCCAAGAAAATTCACTATTAATGTTGGAGCAATCAGAACAACACAAACACTGAGATTGAATAATGTTCTTTACTTCAATCCAGCAGAATCTCTTGGAATTGGCACTGTTCTTGGAACTGGTGTAGGAACTACAATCACTTTCTCCAATCCAGGAGCAGGTGCATCAGTTGTAGTTGTACCACCTCAAGCAATCTATTATCCTAATCACGGTCTGGCCATCAATGAAGTTGTTGAATATTCTACCAATGGTGGAGACTCAATTCAGGTATGGAATGGTATAGCAGGTGCAGCAAGCACTGTATCTCTTACTGGTCTTGGCACATTCTTTGCTGTTCCCATCTCATCTAGATTTGTTGGTCTTTCAACTAATAAAGTTGGTATTGCCACTACATCTGGACAATATGTTGGTATAAACAGCACATCTGGCTTACTGTACTTCACTAATGTTGGATCTGGTGTTGTTCACAATCTAAGGACAAGACGTAGGGACGTCATAACTGGTCAGGTACAGAAAAACACAGTTACAGTTTCAACTGCTTCATCTCACGGTTTATTTGTTAATGATACTATTAACTTTACTCTAAAACCAAGAAATGAAGTAGTAGTTGATGTTAGATATGATGATTACAATAGAAGATTTGTATTTGATCCTAAGTCATTTGTTTCAGGAAATGTTTCCACATTTGATAATACTATTCTCCTAAATGACAATCCATTTAAGACTGGAGATAAAGTAATACACACATCAACATCACCTTCAGGTGGTTTAGTAAATGAGGGTATGTATTATGTTGTTCTCCACACACCAGTAAAAATTAAACTGGTAGAGAATAGATCTGAAATCAATAAAGTTCAACCAAAATTTGTAAACATAACAAGTGCTTCTTCAGGAACATTATCAAAAGTAAATCCTCTTTTGAATGTAAGCAGAAATAACACACTAAAATTTGATCTTTCTGACTCATCACTTTCATTCACTTCAAACAGCAATCAGTATTCTGCTTTTGATTTGAACATCTATTCTGATGCTTCATTCAGATCACTTTATCTGACATCTGGAGAATCACCAGCATTTGAAGTAACCAAGAGTGGAAGAGTTGGTATTGATACCAATGCAAATCTTTCATTGTTTGTATCAGATTATGTTCCTTCAATTCTGTGGTATTCATTTAACAATGAAAACACTTCATTCTCTCCAGTTACAAAAAGACAATCTATTGTAGATGAGGATGTATCATCATTCAACCAAATCAATCTTGTTGCATCTGCTTATGATGGTGAGCATAGAGTATCTGGCATAGCAACTACATCTTTCACATTCAGTATTGATGTAGTTCCTGATGTTGTATCTTATGGATCTACAAGTGCAACTCCATCATATGATACCAATTCATTGACTGCTTATGGATCTATTACAAGTGTAGAAGTCACTAATCCTGGTTCTGGTTACAGAAGTCTGCCTGGAATTAATACTGTAAGAAGTGGATATGGCACTGATGCTATTCTTTATCCAGAGAGCAAGAACATAGGTCAAATTCTTAACTTCAAATACTCATCCAACAATATTGGTTTTGATTATCCAACTGACAAAACTTTGAGAACAGTAGCAAATCTGCCAGAAATCCTTGAGATTGAACCTCTGTATTCATTTGAAAGAATTGGTATTACATCAAATGGTGTCAATTATCTTCTTGCCCCTGACCTTATAGCAATTGATGGATATACTGGAGATGTAGTTGAAAATGTTCAACTTGAATATGCACTTGGTGATAATCAAGTTTCTATCATCAAGAACACAACTGGCATCTATGAAACACTGCCAAGAATTGTTCCAGTTAACAATACAAATGGTGTTGGTATCAGTTCCATTGTATATACAAATTCAACTAAGAATGTAAGAGTTTATTTGAATTCTATCTTTAGCAATACTGAAGACTTCCCATATGTTATTGGTGAGCAAGTTCTAGTTGAAGGTGTTAATATTGGTGTTGGAACAACTGGTGTTGGTTATAATTCTTCTCAACACAAGTATTCTTACTTCACATTAACTGGTGTTCAAACCAACCTTGGTGGATCTGGAGCATATGTTGAATATAATATGTCAAGTTTCCTGAGAACTGGTGAACTTCCAGGAAATGTTATTACTCCAATTTATGGAAGAGTAATTCCAGTTTCTCATTTCCCAATATTTGATCCAGTATTGAAGAAAAATGATTACTTCCTCGATGAAACTGTAACTAACGGGGAATTTGAAGGAACTGTTGAGAGTTGGAATAGAAATACAGAAGTTCTTAAAGTTTCAACCCCATTTGATTATAAAGTTGGTGATGTTGTCAGAGGTCTTACATCAAATACACAAGGTGTAATCAAGACAAAATATGACTTTAGAGCAGAGATTGAAACTGGAGCTGGCGCAACTGTAGTTAATGGTTGGTCAAGAAACACTGGTTTCTTAAATGATAATCTTCAAAAGATACCTAATAATGAATATTATCAGAATTTCTCATATTCATTGAAATCTGATGTAGATTTTGATACTTGGAATAACACTGTAGGTGCTCTAAACCATACTGCTGGTTTCAAGAGATTTGCTGATCTGCAGATTGAAACTGTGGGATCTGTTCCTGTTGTTGCAATTGATTCTAATATTGAAACAGTTGTTGATATCATTGGAGAAGGTGATCTTAAGTGTTTCTATGACTATGATGATGTAACTGAAACAGATTTCTATGTAAATGGTAAGCAATTCTCAAATGAGATTATTTTTGAGAATAGAATTCTTTCAGATTATTTCCAATCTATTGGAAACAGAGTTTTAAGCATTGATGACATTTCATCACAATTCAATAGCAATGAGAGAGCAGAACCCTTTGAACCAATTGCTTCTTATGAATCAAATTACACATACAATAAGATTATAACTTATGTAAGAGATAGACTCTTTACTGATGAGAGACAGTTTGCAGTAGTTTCATTAATTCAAAATGAAAATGTTGGTTATATGAACCAATATGCAACTATTGAAACCTATCCTTATCTTGGTTATTATGATTATATTGCTACATCCACTGGATGGGATCTCACTTTCTATCCAGTCAAGTATCAAACCAACATATATGACATTTCCTCAGTTTCATTCAGCATCCTGAATGATAAGACTACAACAGGAACTAGAAGTTATGGTGATGTTGCTTCTGTCTTCAGTACCAATGTTGGAACAACTGCTGGAGTAACAACAACTCTTGTTTCTGTAGCAAATACTTACAGAGCACTCAAAGTTCTTTCAATGGTTGAAGAAATCTCTAGTAATGATTTCTACTCTACTGAATTAAATGTAATTCATGATGGGTCTGATGTTTCACTTCTTGAATATGGAAGCATCAATGAATCATCAGGCACATATGGATCTGGTATTGGAACATTTGGAGCTAGAATTAGTGGATCTAATTTGATTGTTGAATTCCATCCAAGTGTTTCTGCAGCAATTACCTGCAATTCTGCTGTTGTTGCTATCTCTGACAATGGAACTTCTACTGGTTATATTGATCTGGATGTTTCTAAGGTTGGAACTTCATACACATCCATCTCAGCATCAGCTTCACCAACAGCAAATGTAATCTCTTCTTATGTTTCACCTTATGAGACAACATATGGTGTTGTTGTAGTTGAGAATACAACTGACAGTGAATATGAGATGTTTGAAATTGGTGTTCTTAGTTCTTCAACAAATGAAGTCTATGTTGAATATGCTAACACATTGACAGGATCAGGAATTGGAACAGTTGGCATCTCATCCATTTCAGGTGGAATAGACATTGTATACACTCCTGTTGCTAATAAAGATGTTCAGGTTAGAACTTTCTTCAATCAACTTCAAATCTTTGATTTAAATTCAAATGGTAGTTCCATTGATCTTAACAATGTTATCATCAACACCAACACTGAAGATTATCAAGGCACTAAGTTGTCTCTGAAGGATAATTTTGAGCTCAAGCATCGTGGAGACACTATTTTCAGAAGAATATTTGATGGTTCAAGTTCTACTGTTGTAAGTCTTGCTAATGATTTTATTCAAGTTCCTAATCACTTCTTTGTATCAGGTGAAAATGTAACATATGGAGCACCTGGAACAGGTCATACTGCTGCTATTGGTATTGTTACTGCTAATATTCCAGGTATTGGTAATACAGATAAACTTCCTGAAAATGTTTATGTTGTTAAGGTGGATGAAGGTAAGATGAGATTTGCCTCAACTGCTGAGAATGCTTTAGCAGAACCTCCTGTTGTATTGACAATCAATTCTGTTGGTGTTGGAAATTCACACACATTCACTTCAACAAAGGCAAATACAAAGGCATTGATTGCTATTGATAATATGATTCAATCTCCAGTTTCTCCAACTGGAACTGCTACATCTCTCACTCAAAACATTAGTTTTGAACTGACATTTACAACATCTGGTGTATCATCCTTCTTTGCTGGAGATATTATCAAGATTGATGATGAGTATATGATTGTTGAGTCAGTAGGAACATTTGGTGTAACCAATAACCTAACTGTCTTGAGACCTAAGATGGGTTCAACTCTTACTTCTCACTCATCAGGCGCAATTATCACTAAGGTATCTGGTAATTACAATATTGTTGATAATAGAGTATTCTTTGCTTCTGCTCCATATGGCAATACACCAATTGGAACTGCTACAAATGCGCCTGATGAAAGAGATTGGACTGGAATCACATCCAGTTCCACATTCCAGGGAAGAACCTTTATGAAGCGTGCTGGTGCTGGAACCACCCTTGAAACATATCATGAAAACTATATCTTTGATGATTTCTCAAGATCATTCACTGGTGTTACTAGTGTCTTCACTCTCCAATCTGAAGGTGTAGATGTAACTGGCATCACTACAGATACTGTCATCCTGACGAATTCAATTTATCAAGCACCACAAGGCATTCAGGCAACTCAAGGTGATTATCAAATCATTGAAGATGCTGGCATCACCTCAATCAGATATAATGGAACTGGAACACCTGAAGGATATGATCCAAACAAGTCCCAGTTCCCAATGGGTGGTCTGATTATTTCTGTTGGATCTACAGGTGGTTTTGCTTATCAACCTCTTGTATCTGCAGGAGGAACTGCAACTGTCTCAGGTCTTGGAACTATCTCTGCTATTAGTATTGGCAATAGTGGATCTGGATATAGAGCAGGTATTCAGACAGTTGTTAATGTTGGAGTTCAAACATTCAATGGTGTCATTCCTTCAATTGAAAATATTGGAACTGCTGCCATTCAGGGTGGTCACATTGTTAGTGTTGCCATTACAAATCCTGGATCTGGATATACATCAACAAATGCTCCTGTTGTAGTATTTGATGATCCACTCAGCTATTCTGATATTCCTCTGCAGTATTCATTATAAAGTATCTCTGGTTCAGGACAGGGAGCAACTGTTGATATTGTTGTTGGACAAGGATCTAGTGTTATCAACTTTGAATTTAGAAATACTGGTTATGGTTATGGACCTAATGAAACTCTTACTGTTCCTGTTGGTGGTTTGACTGGTATTCCAACAGATATAAGTGCTTCATTTAATGAATTCCAAATTACTGTTGATTCAGTATACAATGATCAATTTAATGGTTGGAGTGTTGGTGAGTTTGAGGTATTTGATAATCTCAATGACAAATTCAATGGATCTACAAAGTCATTTAAACTGACTATTAATGATCAGGCAATTTCAATCAGATCACAACCTGGTTCAAATATTGAAGTTGATAAAACACTTCTTGTCTTTATCAATGATATTCTCCAAGAACCAGGTGTTGCATATAAGTTTGAAGGTGGCAGTGTAATTACATTTGCTGAAGCACCTAAAGGACCTCTTGAGGGAGTTGAGAATAGTGGTGACACCTCTAAGATTATCTTCTACAAGGGTGCTGGTAGTGTGGATGTTGTCTTCACTGATGTTTTGGAGACAATAAAAATTGGAGACACTCTTGATATTGATAATAACCCAGAACTTGGTCAAGCATTGACATTGAACCAAAATCCAAGAACTGTAACTGGAATCAACACTCTTGATTCTGTTGAAACTAACAATTATCCTGGTCCAGGAATTACTAGTGATTCCACTATCTTAAGACCTGTCACTTGGTGTAAGCAATCTGTTGATAAGTTTATCAATGGAAAATATGTTGGTAAGGATAGAGTAGAGTATGAACCACAAATCTACCCTGCATCATATCTAATCCAACCTGTAAGTGTAAGCACCACCTTTGCTTATGTTGATAGTGTTAGACCTCTGTTTAACTCAAACAATGAAGCAGTCAATAA